TAATCTAATACAGACGTCTGAACGGAACCATCAATGGGTGGATCTGTTTTAACAACACATTCTTCGAGTTCTCTGAATTTAATTTCAATAGTCACTTCTTGGTAACACATAGCACATAGAGGTACGGCTAATTCAGGGTGTTGGTAAAAGTAGAATGGGATATCTATAAAAAGTTTACGAGAGGTGGTCGCGGGACCAAGATGTCCCAAGATTACCCCACTCGCCACTGGAACATCGGACGTTCTATCTGGATATTTACCGATTAATTTTTCGAGAGCCTTCTGTTTCGACTGTGTATAGACCTGCTCAGAATAAATCTGTAAATAGTCACTAGTGATGTGTTGTATCTTTTCGTCTCCGATGTACATATCGATGTATTCGATCATGGCATGACCAATTGATTCGATGTAGCCAGTACGAGTGACACTCGCACCTGGTATAGAATTGAGTTCAACGTCTAGACTTATAGTCTTTATCAAATCACCTTGATCTTTTGGGATAGTGAGACGAACGGTTTTTCCAAATTGGGGTTCGCCATCAACATCCAACTTTACAAATTGCGTGGTATAATTCGTGTGCCTTTTGAACAGTTGTACGAAGTGTGAATAGTCTGGTTCTTCGGTGAAGTATATGTCCTGGACACCCTTCGTTGTAAGCTGAATCCGTCCAGCCATTACTACTATACACCTTTAAAATTTTAAACCCGCAAGACCGCTCTGAATGTGTAGAATGTTGTAGCTCATGGCATATATCTTAATGGCAACTTCCACATCACTTGGTTCAATCGTGACCGTCATACGTTTATGAATAATACGACTCATGTTAACCTGACCAGATGGTGTGTGCAAATCAGGCCTATCTGCGAAACTATACACCCCAAATGGATACCCATCTTCGGGGCTGTTTACATGATGTAACAATGGTTGTTCATATGTTAAAAATAAATGGTCAGCGTCGATGACATTCATATCGTTGAAGTCGAGTTTGACATGTTCAATCTTCACATGTTCAGTACCTTTCTTACCGATAAAAAACAACTGTCGTACAGGGTTTTTGAAGTTGATCATGAATGTTTTTTGAGTCTCTCCTGGTTTGAATGTTACTTGTGAAAGTTGCACTTGTGTCATGAGATATTCGAGAGGCATTGATTGTAGATACTGACGTTCTTCATCTGTCACGAAAACAAATTCGGTATCTAAGGACATGTTCTTAATTCTGGCCTGGACACCGGATGATGGGATGACACCATTGATGATCGTCTCCAAGGGATTGAGTTTGATGACAACTTCCACTAACTGTTTGGAGAGTGCTATTGTTGGAATTGATAATGATGGTACACGATTGAAATAAAATGGTAAATCGATGAAGAAAGTATAGTCACCTGTAAAATCCAGCACTTGACTTCCATGACCATTCAGGAAGTAGAGTGTCTGTTCGGCATCATCAATTGTATTAGTAAGTTGTTGTTGCATGTACATATATTCTCCGGTGATACGTTGAATCAATTGACCACCAATGTATAGGTCAGCAGTCTCTATTAGTCTCGTACACAGTGAAGGAACATACGTCAGCCCACCACCAGGTGCGGTCAGAAGAAACTTAACGGTCATACCCTTAATGAGATCACCTTTATTCTGTGGAATAATACACCGTAGTTCATTACCAAAACCAACCGTACCATCGAATGGTGTTTCGATCTGTTCCAGAGCGAACTTGGTATGTTTCTTGAATTTCGTAAGAAAATATGAAAAATCTGGATCACCTGTGAGCCACTGATCCTGAACGCCAGTCACTGTAAGTTTTACAGCCCCAGACATATCTACTATGTGTGAGTAAAATTTTATGAAATAAAACGGGACACTACAGTAGAATGAATCTTCAACTGAAGAAATTCAACCCCGCGACCATGAGTGATGATCGGGTTTGTGTCTTCATAGGTAAGCGTAATACGGGAAAGTCTACACTTGTCAAAGATATCATGTACCACAAGAAACATCTCCCAGCAGGGATTGTACTCAGTGGGACAGAAGAAGGAAATCATTTCTACTCTGAGTTCATTCCTGATCTATTCGTATATGGTGATTACGACAGGGAAGCGATCGAGCGTGTCATGGCGAGGCAACGTAAATTAGTTGGTTCTGGTAAAAAAAATTGCGGGGCGTTCATGTTATTGGATGATTGTATGTATGATAACAAATTTCTTAAAGATACTTGTATCCGCCAATGTTTTATGAATGGGCGGCATTGGAAGATATTCTTCATGTTGACGATGCAATACTGTATGGATCTACCTCCGGCACTCCGAGCCAATGTTGATTATATATTTCTTCTCCGAGAGAATATCCTCCAGAATAGAGAAAAGTTATACAAGTCATTCTTCGGTATCTTCCCATCATTCGATATGTTCAATAAAGTGATGGATGCATGTACAGAAAACTACGAATGTCTCGTGTTAGATAATACAGTAAGATCTAACAAGATTCAGGATTGTGTTTTTTGGTACAAAGCATCTGTTCGGAAAAACTTTAAAGTAGGTGGAGACGACCTATGGGCAGCTCATCGTAAAATGTATAATCCGAAATACATGTCACAACAGGAGGGGGATGCTAAAAAGGCTGGTAAAAAGACAGCAGTAACGATCACAAAGAAGAAATAACCAGGCTGCGTCTTTCTCTTTAGTAAAAAACATAAGGAATTATTAAATGACGGACATCCGTACCATGAATTTATCCGACAACACCGAAAGCGGTATGGTGTCTCTGAATCCTTCAACGTCTTTTGTATCGCGTAATTCCGAAGAAAAAAATGTTAGTGAAAATAAAGTTACAATGGACTCTACACCAATTTCAGAACTCATGGGGCAATCCGAACCCAACGAACAGCAGCAGATGGCGGCTCCTCAGATGATGCCTATGCAAATGATGGCCCCTACGCAGCAACCCATGATGGCGGCTGAACAAGCACCTGCCAAGGCTCCCGAGTCCAAGAATCCTTTTAACTTGACTGACCAACAGCTCCAGGCTCTCCTTGTTTCTGTTTGCACCGCTGCGGCGATTAGCACACCGGTGCAAGAGAAGCTCGCGTCTGCGATTCCCCAATTTCTTAACGATGCTGGGCGTCGTAGCCTCGTTGGTTTGGGTGTCACGGGTGTTGTCGCGGCGGTCCTGTTCCACGTCAGCCAGACCTACGCCTTGAAAGCTTAAGGTATTTCTTCCCAACCCATGTTACTGTAGATAGATTTATCCACACCCAACATATATGTTAGTACCGCACCAATTATGAACGCGGCTAGAAATAAGAGACTTACTTCCAGACTCTTTTTTCTATCCTTGCCATAATCCTTAATCTGACCCTTCAATGTTTTTACTACACGCGTCATACCTTCCACGAGGATGAAGGCGATGATCGTCGAAGAAAAGAAGAACCCCTTATCGACTGCTAACTGTGGCACCTGCCCAACGATGAGTCGGAGGGCATTGGGGATCACGACTGTCATCAATGCCATATTCGCCCAGTAGTCTCTCGTGTACATGGGTACCATCGGTAAAGCAAAAACGAATACCCACATGAGTATAGCAACAGCGACAGTCGAAACTGGTGTTTTCATTTGATGTATACACAGATTATTTATCCTGGATGTGCATACCACAGAATGGTGTCTCGGTCGGGATGGGTTCGTAGATGTTGAGGCGAACACAGAGATCTCGTAGCTTGGTATACTTTTCCCAATACTCTGCCGAATGATTATATTCATCAACCATACAATGTGTTAGTTCATGAATCAATACATGGAATATTTCATTGACTGCACCATCAATACATAAACCAATTTCAGATCCCTTATTCAGATTATACCCAACTGTTCCTCGAAGACCATAATGAGCGGTTATGGGTATAGATTGTTTGAGTTGTTCAAACTCTGTCCCGTCTAGATTATTTCGAAGAATTTCATACCGTTCCCTGACAATACGCAAATTCTCTGGTTCAATTGTCGATACATATATATATATATTAATGATCAGTAACACTACGACCGCTATCATTTTCTATATGTAAATATAAATTTACTGTAGAGTTCTGAGATGTGACTACCTGATAAGTTTTCCCAAAGTGATAATGTAAATCCATTTGATTCTAAAGCACACACGAGATGATCTCTGTACGCAACTGGTTCAGACTTTGGACCGTCTGCATAATAGGGTGTGTCTACGAGATTGACGAACAACTTTTCACCAAAGCCACCATTCCCATAGTCTTTCAATTTGAAAAAGTTTCCCATGTCATCATGTAGTGGTGTCTTCATGAGTATCTTTTCGGAATCAGGAATGATACCGATAAGTTTTCCACCAGGTTTCATTCTCTTTTTTATTTCATGAATCGAATCCATAAAGAATTTTTCAGATGCGAATATATAATGAAGTGAAAAGTTGAAGCATAACACATCATACTTTCTATGTGGACAATTAAAAATATCTCCTTGGTAAAAATTTACACGTATCTTTAAATTCTTAGCTCTGGTCCGAGCTTCTTGGAGAGATGTTTCATCTGGGTCACACATACTTATATTCGCCCCCACATGTCTCCATTTTTGAAGGTCACCACCACATCCACATCCAACATCAAGGATGAGGTCACCTTCGCGAGTAGCTGATTGGATCAACTCCTTCTTGAAGGTATTATGAGCCTTGCGGATCTCTTCCATATTCTTGTCGTGCTTTAAATGCTTAACCTACTTAGGCATCTAATGGCTTAAAGTTTTCCACTCTACTATATATATAATGGGTTCTCTTGAGCAAGATTACACTACCGTTCCTGGCCAGCTTTACTCGTGTCTCTCAATCGTCGGTCCCGAATGTCCGCAAAAGAATGAAAAATTCGGTATCAAGATTAGGGGTAGTTTCAACACTCGTGCCGAGGCCGATAGCCACGCGAAGCGTCTTCAAAAGGAAGATGCGACGTTTGACATTTATGTGGTTGACATGTACAAGTGGTTATTGATTCCTCCCGACGCCGAAAAGATCGACGATGTGCATTATACCAATGATAAATTGGAGGAACTCATGAAGGGCTACAAAGAGAATCAGGCTATGGCATCCAAGATGTTCGAAGAACGTAAGAGGGATATGGTCGAGTCAAGTTCTAACTTCAAACCTGGTGATGAAAATTCCAAATACTACAACAAGCCAGACGAAGCCCCTATTAGTCACCCCGCCGAAGTCCTCGAGCGTTTGCAGAAGGAAGAGCCAGACACTCCAATGGAGGAGTTGGTCAAGAGGGCTGACGATATGGTCGCTACTGAGATCAAGGAAAGGCAAGAAAAGCGTGAGGCGGATTTGAAGATTGATTCGATCCAGGAATAATTAAAAATATTTACACATTATAAGAATGTTTAGTGTGTTGTTGAATATCATCACACTCATCATCGTTTTTTTTGTGGCATACTTCTTTTTCACATCACCTGAAAATGTCAAAAAGAAGATGAATACTGCATCTGAAGTTTTAGCTGCTCAACTCAAGGACCCCTTGGTCACGAGTCGTGCGTATTTTACGGAAAGGAAGAAAGGATCAACTGGTTCTTTCGATGGTAACTTTCCATGGGGTGAAAGGGAATGGATCCACGGATACCCTCTTAACCATGCCTGAGGATCACGGGTTGCATTGTCTTCCCCATGAAGAAACCAAGTAGGAATACTACGAATCCTACGATCCATGTAGTCTTGTCGACAGCAGCAAATATATCAACCTTTGGTTGCTCGTTGGACTGTTGATACATATGGGGAGGCATCATCATCATGGGCTGTTGTTGTTGCTGTTGCTGATAATAATCATGTTCTGGTCGGTTATCTTCTTCTGGGTCATGCAGGTCTTTGTTAAATTCAATGGGATTACCAATGTCTGCTTCCATATCTAAAAAGAGTGTTCATTTTTTTAAGCCTGATATTCCTCATCTTCGTCATCGTCATCCTCGACGACGAAATCTTTGAGATTCCCTTCTTCATCCGCATCATCGTCGTC